AATGTCTATTGTAACATCCTTCATCTATCTAATTAATTCACTTAAATTTCCCTTATTTGTATACCTTGCAAAGTTAAGGTTTATTTTTGATTGTTTTTTCTCTACTTGATACATATGCCTTTGTGTAGCCATAACAGCTAATCCAGAACTAATACTGGCATCAAATTTAGTCCTATTATTTATATCAAACTTTGCCCAGTCTTCTAAAGTCCTTGTAAACAACATATTACCCATATCTCCAGATTCCCTAAATTGTCCTTCAAAATCTATACCTACATTTTTTTCTATGTAAGATTCAATTGCAGCAGCGTGAGACTGCTTTACATCCTCAGAACTATTAGGTATACCTCCTAGCTCTTTCTCTGTTTTTGATAGCTTGGACATATGCTTGTCAGGTCTGTTCATGGAAAAACCTCTATATCCTCTGTTCTTAAAATGATACAGTAATCTAGGCTTGTTATTCTCCACTAATATTGGCATACCATAAAACACACAAGCCATCAATACTTCTTCAAAAAATATCTCAGCTGTTTGCGGCCTAGCTACATACTCTAAGAAAAACTCATTAGCAGGAGCTTCCTCCATACTAAACTTAGTCATTCCATGTAAAGCTCCATTAGAACCTCCACCGCCGACAGTTCCAGATATATCATAAGAGTCACATCCAAACGCTCCCATATGGTCATTGCCTGGAAACTTAATACCTCTCCTATCAATAACATTATTTTGCAATCCCTTTGATGGTGTCCAGCTAATTAAAAACCTACCTCTCTTGTCAGGACTAAAAGCCACCTTAGTATCTTTAATTCCATTCTGCCAATAAAAGTTCCCTCTTGTTAAGTGGTGTTCTAGTATTAAAGAATCGTTATAGTCTATCTGTTGGTATATCTTTGTAAGATTAAAAAGAGAAGACTTACTCTCATCTCTAAATGCGTGTGACTCTGTTCTAGGAAACTGTCTGTAAAATTCGTTCAGTGCATCCGCATCTGATTTTAGAGAATCTACTTCAGCCTGCCAATAGTCTATAGCTCCGTTAGTAATCCATTCTCCATCAACACCCTTTCGTTTTTCTTTAGGAGCTATAAGAACTGGCTGCCCATACACATCTATAAATCCTTCCATGTTCATTTCCATAGGAATAAACAAAGAATACATACCGCTTTTAGTTTGTCCGTTAGCGTTTCTTTTGTTTACATCAGAATCTTCATAGAGCTTTTTAAAATTACTACCACCTTTATCAAGAGCATTTGAAGTAGAGCCCATCAAACACTTACCTATTATCTTACTACCTAACCTTAAACAAGTCTTAGTGACTCTCCAGTTGTTGAGTATATTATTTGGCTTTATCCACTTACCACTTTCATCATGGACTAACAGCATAAGTTTTTCACCATCATAGGAGTTGTCATCTGTATTTTTCCAGTCAATAGTGGTATCAAGACCCGTAAGCTCTTCATTAACACTATCGTACATATTTTTCTTTGTAATCTTAGATGCAGGTATCCTAAAGGCTAGTTCAGTCTTTGGTTTATCCATACCATCCTGTATGGGTTTAAAAAAGAACGGAAGTCTATTAGATATAGGAACTACCTTATCGGTAAACATCTTTTTAGAATCCGCTCCAGTTTTTGATAATATGCCTACCCTAGAATCTTTTGCTAATGTACCTGCGTTTACACACTCTGAAGAACCCATAAATGAAAACCCTGAACGTCTAATCTTTAAATATATCATACCAAAGGCTCGCTTATCTGCTTTACACGCTTCCCAAAAAATATAAAATATTCTGTTAGCCTCTCTATAATCTGGATAACCTACATCAATTGCTGACCATTGTAGATACATATAATGTGAGCCAGTAATGTAAGTTGGTTTTCCATTATTCATAAACCAATGCCCTTCTTCCCTATTGTCAAATTCAGACTCTATATAATCTACCCATCTTGATTTAAAAGGAGTAGGCATTTCGTTCCATTGAAATATAGAATATATTCTTGACAGCTCCTTTGGGAGTTCTTGTCTTTCCCAATATTGCTCTGATATATTCTTAGACCTTGAGAAACAATCCTTAGGAAGTACAGGTAAACCTACTTTAAGACCTGATATTTCTACAATATCTCCGAGCGTACCATTTTTAGAAATACAAACAAAGTCATACTTGTCGTTATATCCATACTCCCAAGTCTTAGCTCTATTTTTATTAGCCAAAACACCTTTAGGTATGTATCCCTCTAAAACCTTATAGATGCTACCTTGAGCGTCTTTCTGCAAATCCTTGTTTTGTTTCAACTTTAGTATCTGTGTTATGTGATAAGTTTATATTCTCCTGCTCCTGGTCTATCTTATTTAGTATGTCAAAAGCATCAAAGATGGCTAACTTTTTTGTGGCAGCTGCGTTTTTTAATCTGTCTGCTGCTAATTCATCTTCTGGGTCGTGCTTAATAATATCTTCCTTAGCAACTTTAATAAGCTGTTCAACAGCTTTTCTACCAGCTTGAATTATCTGTTTCTTTAGTTCTTCTGAGTTCATTTTCTTTTACTGCATTTAATTGAATATTTCACAGAACCATTGTAATGTGATTATCAAACATTCGATACAACTTTTGACCATCTACATTAAATTCATATTCAGTATCTGGTCTAAAGGTAACTAGGTCGCCTTCTTTTATACCACGCTCTTGTAATGTTTTATTTATATATTTCATTTTACCCATAAGGGGCTCTTCAGCAAAAGGCTTATGTATATAAGATTCAGTAACTGGCACTGGCTCTACAAAACAATACTTATCATGGCAATGCCACTTATTGTTTTTATTATACATATAAAACTGCTGATTGTCTATAAAAAACAAATCATCCATAAAAAAACTTTTGCCGCTTTTCTGCCGACCCTTCATGTCATTATAAAACTTAAAAACATTATGGTGCACTAAAAGAGTATCTCCTGGCTCTATATCTCCTTCGTATCCTAAAGGAGTAGAAACAACAATAGCTTCTCTATTAGAAGCTATATGGTTTTCTTCTGAGGTACTAGTTATAAAATCTACACCTCCTATTTCTTTTGAGTTATTATATCTCTTACCCTTTGTGGGTTTTACTATAAAATAAAAAGGTGACCTCATTAAAAGTTTATATTATATTCCACAGAAATAGGCATAGTTGAATTAAACTCTTTCCATAAAAATACTTCATCTGCTTTTTGAATCCATATTTTTATTGAGCCTTTATGCTCGTCTTCTTTTATTAAATGAATGCTGTGTGAACCCCCAAGTATTTCTTGCCCTACAATATAGTGCATTGCACTAGACTTATAGTCCGGACCTATTGATATTTTTCTAATATGCATTGTATTAAATTTATTAATACAAATATATGAATTATTTACCTGGAAGTTTTACTCCTATCTTATCTGCCGTTCTCGCTCCGAAATATCCGCAAAGGACCCATGTCAAAAGAGAGGCTGTATCTGAGGTGTCTAATCCCATATACCATCCCCCAACATAAGCAAGTACTAACACCACTAGAGTTAGCGGCCTTACATTTCTAGCAAGCCAGCTCTGGCTTCCAGAGTCTGCAACCCAACGTCTAGTAACACCATCTATTTCAGCGCGCTCGAGTCTAAGTTTTTCAAGAGCTATTCTTTTGTCTCCTTCACTAAGCTCGTTGTTTCCGCTGATAAGCTCTGAGATAACATTGCCTGGAAGTATAGCATCACCAACAATACCTAGTATTGAAGGCGCTTTCTCAATGAGAAACCTTCCCACACCTGTTTCTTTAAACGGTTTTTTTTCTTTACTCATATCACTCGATATGTAGTTTTACCATTTGTTCGCTCTGCTCTTAGGCAGCGCTTTCTGTTTTCATCTGGGTGGACATAGCTTACGTTAATCCAATCTGGATTAGTGTCGTCACCAAACTCCCATATGAGTTGGTCAAAGCTTAAATTATCTTTTATGTATTGGTACATCTCAGCATTTGTTTTATGACCAAGTGTATCATCTAGGTCAATCGCTCGACCCTCACAATGTTGCGAGCGTGAACTTCCACCGATAGCTCGGTTCAATTCTTCGCATCTGTAAAAACTGTTGATTCTTATAGGGCCACCTACATATTTTCTAAGAGGCTCGAAAACATTAACGCTAATGTTTACCATATTAGTAATTTGGTAATCATCAGGTGTGTTTTTAATTCCTAAACGAGTTGCGGTATTAGATTTAATACCTTCTTTATACGATATATGTTCACTTATTCTTTCCATGCATTAAGTACCATTTATGGACTGTGTATCCAATTGATACTAAAAGTAATAAAATTTTTAGTATTACGTCTATCTGCGTCATAGAAACTCCTAAAACCACACTGTTTATTCCCAATATTTTTATATCGTTAATTGACATTGCTGTTTGGTTTAACTATGTGGTACACCACATTAATATCTAAAAGTGCGCTATTTGTTTGTATATATTCCATTTTATGCGATTGCTAAATAGATGTAGGTTTCTCCACTACCATTCCATCCTGAATTACTTGTTGATAATTGAAACCCATCGCTTAAAAAACTAAATCTACCTGCATATGTAGT